TACCGAGGACCATAAAAATCTGATTGAAAAGCGTGTACACGATTTAGCAGTATGCTTTCCGAAGATAAAATTTAAATACAACGGCCGTGTCGTTCAAGCAGGCACATTCAAGCAATATCTAAAGAAACTAGGCGATAATTATGAAATACTTGAAACACCTAAATTCAAAGTGGCAGTCCTGCCGGCAGAGACTTACGAGCATATATCATTCATTAATGGTATTGACACTTTTGGAGGTGGAACTCATTGTGATATCGTGTCTGGTGATATTTCTTGGACTCTGAAAGAGGCAATTAAAAAGAAACATCGCCTCACAGTACGTCCATCGGACATCAAAAATCACCTCACATTCGTGACTATCACGAATTCAGTGGGCGACCCAAAATTTGATTCTCAAACGAAGGAACGCCTCACTAACAATGCAAACGATATTAAACCACTCTTTGACGGACTCCTAGATGAGAAATTCATAGGGCGAATTCTAAGGAACGAGGAGATAATACAACCTATTATCGAAACGCTCCTTCTCAAAAAGCAGTTGGCTGAGGCACGAGCATTACGCAAAGCCAATAAGGGTATGAAAAAGGCGAAAGTTGCCACTCATATCTCCGCATCAAGCAAGAATTCAGACGATAAAATTCTGTTTATCACAGAAGGACAATCAGCGATATCCAATCTGATTAATGTCCGTAAGACAGACATACACGGTGGATTCCCATTGCGTGGTAAAGTGCGTAATGTGAGAGAACTGAAACCTACCGAGATTATGAAGAATAAAGAATTATCTGAATTGATGTCCATCATCGGATTGGAACTGGGTGAACCAGCAGTCGATTTGAATTATGGACAGATTGGTATTCTAGCGGATGCCGATTTTGATGGATTCTCAATCGCCGCACTACTCGTCAACTTCTTCTCCAACTGGAAAGAATTGTTTGATGAGGAGAGGGTGATACTGATTAAGTCTCCGATTGTCATCGCCAAGAAAGGTAAATCAGTCAAAAGATACTACGACCTGGCAGATTTCGCCAAAGAATCGCTTGACACGAGTTGGAGAATAGAGTATAATAAGGGATTAGGTAGTTTATCAATAGATGAATATGACTTGATGATAAACCACCCAGTGACGGAGGTCATTGAATACGACAGTGGAGCGGGTTCTTCACTTGAAACAGCGTTCGGGAAAAACTCACTCCCACGCAAACAATGGTTAATGCAATGAATGTAACTGACCTAATAGACGGACAATACAAAGACTACAGTAAGTACGTCCTATATTCTAGGGCGATTCCTCATATGATTGATGGTCTCAAACCATCACAGAGGAAGATTCTGTATACCGCATTGAAAACAGCCAAAACTAGTCGTATCAAGACCGCTTCATTAAGTGGTAATACTATATCAAGTGCCAATTATCATCACGGTGATGCCTCTCTAAACGAAGCAATCACGAAAATGGTCCAGTCTCACTCGAATAATATACCATTATTGCAGGGTGAGGGAAGTTTCGGGTCGAGACTGGTACCAGATGCCGCGGCACCACGATACACGTATGTCCAAATGAGCGATAATTTTGAGACATATTTTGCTGATACGATGGTTGCTGATAAGAGCATCGACCCAGAGGACCCAGAACCAGCATTCTATCTACCTATTATTCCGTGGGTGCTAGTGAATGGAATCAAAGGCATCGCTGTTGGATTTGCTACAGAGATACAGCCACGTAATCCGAAAGAGATTGCTAAGGTGTGTCAAGCATATCTGAAAGGAAAGAATATCGATAAGGAGAAACTTCTCCCATACTACCCAGAGTTCTCTGGAAAAGTCTATGAAGAGAATGATGCTACATATTGTGAAGGTGAATATACTCTGACAGGTCAAACGAAGTTAGAGATTACCGAGGTGCCAGTTGGATTCAATAGAGAAACCTATGTCCAAATCTTAGATAAATTAGAGGACACTGGAAAGATTGTATCGTATACAGATAAATGTGATAAGACAGGATTCAATTTTGATGTGACTCTCAAGCGTGGTAAGAAAATGAAAGACCACCAGATAGTCTCCCTATTCAAACTGAAGAAAAAGATTAACGAGAATATAACAGTCATCGACCACGAAGGAAAGTTGAAAGTATATGACACCCCTATTGGAATTATTAAAGACTTTTGCGACTATCGAATTGGTAAATTTGAAGAGAGATACGAATACCTCATCGAAGAGGGCACCACTAGGCTTGGAACGATTCAAGCAAAAGTACGGTTCATTGAAATGGTCATTGATGGAAGGCTGGAATTCAAAAATAAGAACCGAGAAACCATCAAAAAAGAGTTGACAAAGACCTTTAAACCTGTTATAATAGATATATTAATCAAAATGCCAATTTATTCTCTCTGTCAGGATGAGATGAGTAAACTGATAAATGAGGGTACGGCATTAAATAAGCAGATTGAAACCTGGAGAATTATCGATACCACGAAACAATTTATCAACGAACTGAAGGTAGCCTAATTATGGAATTCGTGAATGAGATTAATGAGAAAGAAAATCCGCCTGAGAAAAAGGTAGAGAATTCTTTAGAGATTGGTCACATAAAATATAAGAATGAAGGAGTTATGTTTGAAATCAAAGACGTTAAAGTCAAAGATGCGGACTCTTTACGTGACTTCATATATGAATTAATGGATGAGTGGGAGAGGGCACAAAAATGATACTAGTAGACTTTAATCAAGTAATGATTGGGTCCTTGATGATGAACGCCAAGAGACAATCTGACGTATCAGAGGACCTGTTAAGACATATGATATTGAATACCCTTCGGAACTATAGGAAGCAATTCAATAAGACCTACGGAGAATTGGTGATATGCAACGACAGTAGACACTACTGGCGTAAGGACGTATTCCCTCTATATAAAGCAGGTCGAAAAGCGGGACGAGAAAAGTCTCCTTTCGATTGGGAAGTTATCTTCAAAATCTTTGACCAGTTACGAGAAGATTTGAAAACACATTTTCCCTATAAGTTTATTGAGGTGATGGGTGCAGAGGCAGATGATGTAATTGGTGTGATATGTAAATATCACCACGCAGAAGAGAAGATTTGTATTCTGTCCTCCGATAAAGACTTTATTCAGTTACACAAATACAAAGGAGTTCAGCAGTATTCTCCTATGCAAAAGAAGTTTGTTAGACATCCATCTCCAATAGCGTATCTTAAAGAACACACTATCCGTGGTGATAGGGGTGATGGAATACCTAACTTCTTATCGCAAGATGATTGTCTTGTGGAAGGAGTCAGACAAACACCAGTATCAAAGAAGAGACTCGAAGTCTGGTTGACGCAGAAACCTGAAGAGATTTGTACAACTGCGGAGATGGCTGAACGATGGAAGAGGAATGATGAACTAGTTAACCTTGAGAAGATTCCTCAATTGTTGATAGATGATATTCAAAACGCATTTGCAAAGGAACCAAAAGGTTCAAGGAAGAAGTTATACGACTATTTTATTCAAAACAAATTAGCAAGGTTAGTTGATGTTATTACAGACTTTTAAGTTAGCGGGTGTCGTATAATGGTATTACCTCAGTCTTCCAAACTGATGACAGGAGTCCGATTCTCCTCACCCGCTCCAATATTATGAACGACTGGCAGAAGGCACGAGATGTGGTTATAGGAATGAGTATACTTCAAGTAATAATCTGGTGTATGGGCTGGTTGAGCAAACTAGGAGATAATTAAGATGCAGGTTATACAGATGGCTAGAGTAGACGAGCAAAGTGAGATATTTACGGTATACGGCAAACCTGGATGTACCTTTTGTGTTAAAGCAAAGAACCTCTTAGAAAGCAAGGGTTTAGCATACACATACAAAGAGGTTGGAATTGATATATCAATGAATGAGTTCTTCCACGAAATAGGACAGGAAGTTCGTACTGTACCGCAAATAATGGTTGACAAACGCTTAATAGGAGACTATAATAGTCTTATGAAATACTTAAAGACATAATGGAGGATGATATATGACACCCGCTACCACTGAAGAAATGATAGGACTTAGAGATGGAGTACCATTCGATTCATACGGAGAGAAGGTAATACCAGAGCAAGTTCACGAGATTTTAACGAGACTTGAAAGTGACAACTCACGATTGTTTAAGGAGACTGTCCTTACTATTAATGAGGACCACGAGCAATTGAAACGAGTTCTGAAGGCCGCTTTAGACCCATATACCCAGTATTATCAGAGAAAGATTCCTGAGTTTGAGAGGTCTTGTGAGATGACTACCAAGACGCTTGATTGGGCATTAGACCAGTTACCTACTCTATCTAATAGGGAGTACACTGGTAACGCGGCCATCGAGCAACTGGTGAAGATTCTTGTGTCACTGACAGACGAAAACGCAGAAGTAATAAAGCGTGTGGTAACGAAGGATTTGAAGTGTGGTGTGAGTATCAAGACGGTGAACAAGGTATTTGGTAAGGGCTTTATCGATACATATCCTTGTATGTTAGCGAGTGCTATGAACAAGAAAAACTTTGAGGCCATCAAATATCCCGCTCTGGCACAGACGAAAGCGGATGGTATGAGAGCAAATATTATCATCGATAAAGAAGGTGGGGTAGATGTACGTTCTAGAAACGGTAAGCAGATTATGTTAGATGGCCATTTCGATAATTTTGTAAAGGCAATATTCTACAAATCAGCGACATTGGATAACCTTTCCAGTTTTCACGGGGCAGTCCTTGACGGAGAATTACTAGTTCTGGATGAGGATGAAGATAAGGTTCTTGACAGAAAAACTGGTAATGGAATTCTAAATAAAGCAGTGAAGGGAACTATAACACCTGAAGAAACTGCACGAGTAAGATTGGTATGTTGGGATATGATACCGCTTAAAGACTTCAAAAATGGATTATGTACGATACCGTATTTTGACCGACTAGCCGTACTTGATGACAGAATGAAAGCGGTCTATAATATTCAAGAAAAACAATTGGTTGATATTCTACGAGTAACACCAGTAGATAACTATGAACAAGCAGAATTCTGCTTTAAACAGGCCTTAGAGGCTGGCGAAGAGGGAATTATTGTAAAGAATGGTGATTCTCCTTGGGAAAATAAGCGTTCTAAATATCAAGTGAAGATGAAAGCAGAATTAGAGGCAGACCTCCTAGTGGAAGAAGTAAATTTTGGTACTGGCAAATACGAGCATTTGGTAGGTTCCCTATCGTGTACAACGAAAGATGGAACTCTTAAAGTGAATGTTGGTTCGGGCCTAAGTGATGAACAACGAAATCTGCCTTTCAAGGATTTCATAGGTAAGATAGTGTCAGTTAAGTATAATGAAAAAATTAAAGATAAGAACTCCGACACCTGGTCGTTGTTTTTACCAATCTTTCAAGAACTAAGATTGGATAAAACGGAAGCAGATAACGTGAAATGATACCACCAAGAATTCTTAAAGAATTACAGGCTCCTAGTGACCCTCATAATCGACAATACAAATTAATGGTAAGAGATGTCGGTGAGTATGAGGAAGATTCACTATTGAGATTATGGTTTACGATATTAAAACATCGCTGGCACCACCTAATAAAGGGTGAGGGATGGCGAGATTAAGGAAGGATGTAGATGGAAGTAGTTGTACGTCACGGTAATGTGACAAAGGCATTTAAAGTTCTCAAGAAGAAACTTCAAAAAGATGGGTTATTCAGAGAACTGCGGATGCGTAAGTATTTTGAGAAGCCCTCAGTAAAACGAGCAAGGAAGAAAAAGGAAAGCATTAGACGGGTTGCAAAAGAGCAACGATTAAAACTTAAACAAGAGGAATAAATCTATGCAAATAACCGCAAATAAGGACATTTACAACGTCAAAAACGTAGCGACTCGAAAGGTTGTTGAAGTTGGTTTTGATAATAAGATGGACGCTAAGGATAAGCGTAATGAGTTGTCGGCAAAGACTTGGGAGAAGTGGAAGAAGAAGAAAAAGGACAATCCTGACCTTGCTAAACCATTCCCTTATATTGTAACTAAGGGTAAAGAGCATCCCAAATACAGAGTTGATGTTACCGTCTGATGGCCAAGAAAGGAATAAATCCCTGGACGCTAAAGTCGTATGATATTAAACATTGTCCGACTTGTAAAGAAGAGGCGGCCGATTGGTCGGCCGTAGGTAAATCTGTAGTGAACATAAATAGTGATGAAGCAAAGAAACTCTCGGACGAGCGTCTAGCAATTTGTAAGGTATGTCCTCATTCAAGGGACCTATTCTCACGAGGGTGGATTAATTATTGCAATATTTGTGGATGTATGCTAAAGACCAAGACGAGATTAGCATCTAGCAAATGCCCAGACGGGAGATGGTAATGAAAGAAAAGATAATAGAACAACTCAAAACAGTATACGACCCAGAAATGCCTTCTATTAATGTATACGACTTAGGGTTAATCTATGATATTTGTATTTGTGATAGGACAGACGGGCATCCTGTAAAGGATGTGGATGTTACTCACACTCTTACATCTATGTTTTGCCCAATGGCAGATGAGATTTCCAATAATATCAAACAAGCAGTTGAGAGAGTAGCAGGCGTAGGTGTCGTTACAATTAAACTGACCCACACGCCTCCATTTAGTAGAGAAATGATGAGTGAAGAGGCTATATTAACATTAGGATTTTAATATGGATTATGAATCAGCAGGAGTAAATCTCCAAGACCAAGACTTGTTTAATGCGAAATTGGCCGCAAAAATGCCGTGGCTAGGTGGCCATTCTGGCGCCTGGGATGCAGGGAGCGATTACCTTGTATCAGGTTGTGATGGAATAGGGTCAAAAATTCAATTATATCTAGATAATAAAGAGAAAGAAGGAGTAAGCATCAAGAACCTAGGGCAAGACCTAGTAGCAATGGTGTTTAATGATATAGTATGTAGCGGTGCAACTCCTTTGTTTATGAATGATTATCTGGCAGTACCTACGATTGATGACACGTATCTAGAATTGATAGATGGAATTAATGACTCATTAAAAGGACTTGAAGGAAGTCCGCCATTAATCAGTGGTGAGACTGCTATACATCCTGAAATAAAAACTTTCGATATTGCTGGGTTTGGTGTAGGGGCTTGCCCCAAAGCGAACTATATAGATGGCAAGAACATCAAAGATGGTAATGTAATGCTTGGTCTAGCATCGTCAGGTTTTCACTCTAATGGATATACACTTATTAGAAAAGTCTGGCAAGACCAGTCATATCGTTGTGATGATAGACTTGCAATGATTAATAGATTATTAACACCAACACGGATATATGTTAATACAGTGTTGGCTTTACTTAGAGAGTTTGCACCATATGTTAACGGTATATGTCATATTACTGGTGGAGGGCGTGATAATCTTCTTCGGCTTTTAGGAGAGGATTTAAATTTACGACCAAACTGGAACAACAATTGGACTAGACCAGAAGAGTTTAAGTTCATACAAGAGAAAGGCGAGATATCTGACCAAGAAATGGTCAGAGTCTTTAATGATGGTATTGGGATGATACTGGTGGTTGACCCCAATAAAGTTGCTGATATAGTCGAAAGATTACAGAAATTAGGTGAAGATGTAGTTGTTTGTGGAACTGTTATGAAGAGACTCAAGCAAACCAGAAATGAGACCACAGGGCGAATCGACTCGGAGGAGGTATTGTCTTGACCAATGAAGCCAGTATGAAGGTTTGGAAACAACAAATTTTTGTTGATATCGATGGAACGATATGTAGTATCAAGGAAGACCACAACTATCTTGAAGCAAAACCTTTTCCTGATAGAATTAAAGAAATAAACAGGTTATACGATAATGGACACATAATCACTTACTGGACAGGCAGAGGTGGTTCTACTGGATTTGATTGGAAAAATAACACAATAATGCAACTAGAAGATTGGGGTGCCAAATACCACAATCTGATAGTGGGAGATAAACCCCATTTCGACCTGTATATTTGTGATAAGAGTGTAAATAGTGAGTCATATTTTAACCAACAGAAGTTCCATATTACCCACACTAGTTTCAAAGAAGCAGATGAAGATTTCGGGTTTCATCTATAGTATACCCGCCACAAATAAGTGCCTACCTATAAAAAAGAAGTATAAATAAACTACGCAGGAGAAAGAAGTATGACAAAAGCCGAGTTACGTGATATTATAATCAAGGCTGATGCCATTGATTGGACAAAGGATTCTGAATATATCAGAATAATGAGTGAAGATGAAGAGATTGGAGCAGATGGAAACAAAGCAAGGCTTTCCCCTCTCGCCCCTATGTCACCATTCGGTGACAGGACATCAGATGATTGATGTTTTTAATGTAATAATGGAATAGGAAATTATGAAACTAACCCTAAGCGCCCTAATGATGGGCATTGTCGTAATGACAACCACTGGCCTTAGAGCAGATACTACGCTCTTCGGTTCAATTGAACAAGGACTACAAGTGTCAGACAATGGCACATCAGAAATCGTAGCAAAAGGAACTATTATCGGTGCTAAGTTTGATACCGAAGTTACTCCCGCTACGGAAGAATCTAGTGGCCCTTACGTATTCGGCACGCTTTCAGGCGATGTTGACCCAACTGGTCCTAACGCAATCACAACTAGAGATGCGTTTGTAGGTATCCGAACAGGTCCCGTCAGTCTATCGCTA